AGGACTTGGTGGAGAAGAAGGTGGTACAGAAGAAGATTCTGAAGAAGCGCAGGCTGACGCTGCCGAAGCAAAAGCAGAACTAGAAAAAGCCAAAGCTGAAAAAGATCAAGCCGAAAAAGAAATCAAAAAACATTCTTATATAAAACTTGGTTCCAATTCTGGTACACAATTTCTATTAGGAAAGATTTTGGATCATGCGTTCAAGACCAATACAATTGATGCACTGGCCGGTGAAATGGTACAAAAACTAAAAATCACCACTCCAGAAGACATCAATGCATTTAGTGAAGAAACTGCATCATACAGAGTAATTCCAGGTTTTCCAGAACTGTTGTCTTCTATGAAAACAATGGCAACCAAACAACCAGAAGAAACTGAAGAAGAACCATCAGCTTAATAATTTTTATGAAAATACTTAAACTAAGACCTCTGATTGAAGGTATTGACCAACCAACCAACAATGCTCAACAAAAAGAATGGACTAATGAAGAAAAGAAATCTGCACTTGATTCCATTGGCCGTTATAACGAATATGGAAATCTTTTGCGTCGTCCACCAGAAGGTAATTTGATGGAGATTGCTCATACATTAAGCAAGATTACAGAAGCTGCTGAAAAATTTACTCTCAGTGAAACTGGTGACGATTGGTTTGATAAAAACACTGTGTCACGCAACATGAAAGATTTGCGCCGTGTTAGTGAAGAATTCAACAAACTTGCTAAAGAAGCACACACTGTTCAACAACGTATGGAAGCATTATATGAAGATGGTGGGCATGTATTGGGTCGTTACTTTGAAATTAAAGATTTGAACGAAGGCACTGGTCCAGCAATCAGTAAAATTGCAAAAAAGTAAATAATATTATATATTTTTACGTTTTTTGTAAGTGTGTATATATTTATTTATTATAAAATGCACTATTATTTAGTGCGAGACAGTTCAAAATTTCATTTGAAACTCTAATAGTTTCATCAACCAAAAAGGATAAAACTATTATGTCAGATCTATTAAAACAAGCAATTGCCGACGCCAAAGCCGTTCGTGCCACTGCTCTATCAAACGCAAAAGCTGCTCTCGAAGAGCACTTTGCTCCGAAACTACAAAGCATGTTGTCTGAAAAGCTACGTGCCGAGATGGAAGGCGAAGAAGAAGTCGCACCAGCACCAGAAGCTCCAGCACCAGAAGCTCCAGCACCAGAAGCTGCATTGCCAACCGATGATATGGGTGGCGAAGAAATGGCTGCACCAGAAGCTCCATTGCCAATGGATGATATGGGTGGCGAAGCTGCTCCAGCACCAGAAGCTCCATTGCCAACCGATGATATGGGTGGCGAAGATGAGTTGTCTGAACTAAATATTGAAGATGACACTGGATATATGACCGAAGGTGAAAAAGCTTCTGGTGATTACAAAAAGACCACCAAGGGTCACAACACAGAAGATCCAGGTAAGAAGATGGTAAAGTCGGTTGGAGCCGCAATCGGCGGAACCAAAGGTTCTCTACCAGCCGCCAAGAAACACGCAAAAGCGTCGTCGGACTATACCAAGACCACAAATGGTCACAAGACTGATGATCCACAAGGTCAAGGAAATGAAGTATCCAACGGCGGATATGACAATGACACAACAGCCTTGAAAGAAAACGAAGAAGTTGATGAAGCTTCTTTGGATGAAATCCTAAAAGAATTGGAAGACGGTCTGAATGACGTTGGTGGCATGGAAGATGTGGCAGCTGAAGAGGCTCCAGTTTCCGAAGCATCCGACGAAATAGTCGATCTTGATGAACTTCTATCTGAAACGGACGATAAAGACGCCGAAGAAGAAATTGAAGAAGGAAAGCTTCCAAAGGGTCTTGCTGATTACCAAGCCAAAAAAGCTGGTAAATCAAAAGACGACGACGATGAAGAAAAAGAAACCGTCAAAGAAAATATTTCGTTGAAGAAGGAACTAGCAGAATACCGTAGCGCAGTCGTTTATCTACGGGACCGCATCAATGAAGTTAACCTGCTCAATGCCAAGCTGTTGTATACGAACAAGTTGTTCAAACAAGCCAGCCTAAACAATGAGCAAAAACTAAAAGTAATCGAGTCATTTGACCTCACGAAATCGGTTCGTGAAGCCAAACTTGTTTACGCTACGTTGGCCGAATCATTTAATTTCGGTGGAAAAAAGACAGTTGTTGCAGCACCAGCCACTAAAAAGGTTGTTTCTCAAACTGTTAGATCCATCACCGAAGGACTCGCCTCCAAGCCAGTTGCATCAACAAGACCGACAAAAGCCGCTGTTCTTACAGAAGGAGCCGAAATGGCAAACCGCTTTAAGAAATTGGCCGGTATTCGCAGTAAATAAGTAAGTAAAAACAATCAACACCTAAATATAGGAAATTATTATGTCAGACATCAAATCACTACTAAGCGAGACATCGAACCCAATGGTTCAACTAATGTCTCAAACACGTGGTCTAATGACCAAATGGGAAAAAACAGGGCTTCTAGAAGGCATCAAGACCGACATGGAAAAGTCACACATGTCTATCCTTTTGGAAAATCAAGCAAAGCAACTAATTGACGAAGCTACCCGCACAGGTACCTCCGCCAATTCCGAACAATGGGCGGGCGTTGCTCTACCACTGGTTCGTCGCGTTTTCGCTGAAATCGCAGCCAAGGAATTTGTATCGGTTCAACCGATGAATCTTCCTTCTGGTCTAGTATTCTATCTGGACTTCAAATATGGTTCCAACCAAGCCGGTAAACCAAGCTTCAGCGGACAATCGCTGTTCGGCGGTACAGGCACCAAGTTGGGTTCTACCGATAGCGCAACCAATGGTCTATATGGCCAAGGTCGTTTCGGTTATACCATGAATGACTCAACAACGTCCCTAACCGGAACTGCTGCTACTGGTTCTTGGCTCGACGCAAAGTTCGTTCCAGAACTTTCCGCGTCTGTAGATGCTACCCAAATATTCCGCGTTACCGCTGACTTGACAGGTACAGGCTATGATGCAACAGGCATCCGAGCTTTCACCGTTTCTGGTTCTGGAATCGTTGATTTCTATCCAGCATTCACCACTGTTGACACAGCCACTGACGTTGTAACATTCGTCGTATCTGGTTCCGCAATTGGAGCAACCCCAACCGTGCTTGTTGCTTATCATAAGCAACCAGAAGCCACCTCCCGTGGTGACTTTGAAGATCAAGGTGCTGGATTGCCAAACGCCACTGGCGTAGCAAACGACATTGGTATTCCAGAAGTCAATCTGGAACTGAAGAGCGAAGCCATTGTTGCCAAGACTCGTAAGTTGAAAGCCGTCTGGACACCAGAATTGGCTCAAGACTTGAATGCATATCACTCTATCGACGCAGAAGCCGAGCTAACCGCTCTTCTATCTGAATACGTTTCGATGGAAATTGATTTGGAAATCTTGGACATGTTGGTCACAGCTGCTCCAGCTGCCACAACTGAATTCTGGTCAGCTCGCGTTGGCGCTGAATACAATGCTACTCTTGGTAAGTTCCAAGACACAGCTGCTAACCGCACTGCATATGTCAAGAGCACATGGTTCCAAACCTTGGGCAACAAGATCCAAAAGGTCTCGAACAAGATTCACCAATTGACACTGCGCGGCGGTGCAAACTTCCTAGTTTGCTCACCAGACGTTGCTACAATCATTGAATCCATTCCAGGCTTCAGTACCAACACGGACGGCGACCAAGCCAAGTTCGCAATGGGCGTTGCCAAAGTTGGCGCTCTGAGCAACCGTTGGACAGTATACAAGAACCCATACATGACAGACAATGTTATGTTGGTAGGTTTCCGTGGAACAAACTTCCTAGAAACCGGCGCTGTTTACGCTCCATACATTCCACTGATTCAAACACCGTTGGTGTATGACCCAGTGAACTTTACTCCACGTCGTGGCGTAATGACACGTTATGCCAAGAAGATGCTCCGCCCGGAATTTTTTGGGAAAATTGTTATCGGCAACTTGGACGAAGTATAATAGTTCATCTCTTAAACAGAGATTTTATAAAAAAGACCGCTCGAAAGGGCGGTCTTTTTTTGTTTATTTATTTTGCTTTTTGGTTGGACTGGTATGTATTTATGAGTATAACTCAATCTATTTATGGTAAAATCTGGAATATACAAAATAACAAATGAAATAACTGGAAAATTTTATGTCGGATCTTCTATAGATATAGATCAGCGTTTTTTGGATCACAGGAGGGATTTAAACAATAAAACTCATGTAAATATAATATTACAACGCTCGTGGGAAAAGCATGGCGAAAAAGCATTTTCTATCGCAATATTAGAAGAATGTTCTCCGGAAAAGTGCTTTGAAAGAGAACAATATTATCTAGACACACTTCAACCATATAAATCAATCGGGTATAATATTGGAAAACATGCCGGTGGGGGTGACAATTTTACACACAATCCAAACAAAGAATCTATGCGAGAAAAAAACAGACTGATGTCGTCGGGAGAAAATAATGCAATGTTTGGAAAAAATCACACAGACGAATCAATAGAAAAACTTAACAACAAAGCAAAAGGTCGTTTTTCTCTTGAATGGTTTGTAGAACGAAATGGTCAAGAAATTGGTACTCAAAAATATCAAGAACGTCGTAAAATGCTATCATCTCGTAAAATCAATTATAGCCACGTAAATAAAAATAAAGGAAAAAAGATCGTTGTAGAATCGACTAGAGGAGATAGTGTGAGCCGTGGAAGAAATGCACTAAAAGGTAGAAAAGAAGAATTTTTACTTGATATATCTAATCAAGAATTGTCTAGTAAACAGATTGCTGACAAGTATGGAATATCAACTGCGGCAGTAAAGTATCACAGAAACAAGTCGAAAAAGTAACCGTATATATAATATATATTATACCATGCTTATGAAGAAAATATATTACTATTCATTGTGTTTGTTAACATTGGTTACTGTTTTGGTTGCCAATCCAATTGATGACAAAGCATCTCAATTTGTTGTGAATGGTGCGCCAATCAGCAAAATTGTAAAAGATACTCAGTATATAATCAAAAAGAATTATGCTATACATTATCGCTATGATACCAAAACAGCTGAATATGTTGTAGAACATCCAACACTTGAAAAGATCAATGGAAAATCAAAACGTAAAGATGATTTTAGACCAGACCCAGAAATAGCAAAGCAACATCAATCATTATTAAGTGATTATGCTGGAAATCCATTTGATCGTGGTCATCTTGTGCCTGCTGGAGACAATACTCAAAATGATGATGTTATGAGTGAAAGTTTCTTTCTTTCTAATATGGTTCCTCAAGTTCCTAATCATAATAGAGGAATTTGGAAACAATTGGAAACTGCTGTTAGAAATTGGGTAATTGAAGGCAAAGATGTATATGTTATAACTGGCACATTTTATAACAAAGGATATAAAGAAATTGGTAATAACAAAGTTGGTATTCCAGATTATATGTGGAAAGTTATTGTAGATTCAAAATCAAACAAGGGTATTGCATTTATGTTTCCTAATGCTCCACTGCCAGTTGAAGACCTTCATAAATATATTGTATCTATATCAGAGATAGAAGTCAAGACTGGAATAAATTTCAATCCAAAGTTGCCAGAAAAACAACAAAATGAATTGGAAAAGTCAAAAGCAGATCAAAAAGATTGGTCTAGCTTAACAAAGAAATAATTTAACCAGCTGCTTTAAATACAGCAGCGTTCCAGTCCATACGTTTTTTTACACCACGATTGTTTGTGCTGCGATATTCTCTGTGGTTTAAATATTCCTTTGCAGCATCAGCAAACTTGTTTTGGTTCAACAACTTTATTGTTTTTGGTCCCATGTCACCACGATATAATGCATTGATTGTTGCAATTCTCACGGTTAATGGCATACTATCAAATTTTTCTATATGTTTTTTGGCAACATCAATCTTTTTATTAGCGTCTTTTTCAAGTAATTTCAATGCATCATCGTCAGTTATACCTTTGCTAAAATCTTCATTTGGTTGAATTTTGTGACCATAAGCAATTGTGTCACTGCCGCCTTCAACACTTTTATGTGGAAACCATAATTTCTTGACTTTATTATATCCACCTTTTGGATTGTTGATGTTGTTTTCAAATTGCTTGATTATATTCACAGCGCGAGTTGTTAAGTCGCCTGTGTCTCCTCTGTCGCTAAAATCAATATTATGCTGAGTATATGGCTTTCCTGCGCCATCCCCCGCTGGCTGTGCATATGCATGTTGTGCGGGAGGTGCAACAAGTTTGACTGGCGGTAAATCTGCCACGGCTTCAATGAGTTTTTGTTCATGTAACAGATCTTTCAGTTTTATTATACGCATATATATTATAAGTATCTATGAAACATTTATTCTATGCGTATAATAAATAT